TGTCGGCCAAGCTTAGAGGCAACAACGCCCCTAACGGAACCGCCTGCAAATGGGTCTAAAATGACCCCATCTTTAGGGCTGAACCAGCTATAACCAAGTTCGCAAAGAACAGGGTCAAAAATGCTTGTGGCGTTCATATCGTCAGGCTTGCCGCCCATTAAAGCGTTCAGCCTGTCTTGACCGCCGTAGGTCTTGCCAAGCATAGATTCAGGCATAGCCCTGCCATGTCCATCGCCTATAGCCTTGCTCTTGCTGTAATCTGTTGCAGGCCTTGCGCTTCCGCTTGGCGCAGCGTTATCACCGCGCCCTAGTTCGCTCTTGATGCCTAATGCCAGCCAGCCGCGCTTGCGGTTTTGCCACCAGCCTTCGCGAGCTGACATGACGCTGAATGGCGGTACACCAAAGCGATCCGATAGCGAGCCTTTGACAGCCGTATCAGTGACTTCATTTTCATCGTTATGGTCAAGAAGCGCATCTATCTCCGCAGGGTCAAAGCCTATCAGATCAATATCAAAACCTTCGCCCAAAAGATCGTTGACTTCGATCTTTAGCATTTCCTCATCCCAACCAGCGTTCAGCGCCAGCTTGTTGTCAGCTATGACATAAGCGCGCTTCTGCGCATCAGTTAAGCCTGTCAGCGTTATTGTTGGCACCTTATCTTCGCCAAGCCGCTGCGCAGCTTGTAGGCGCCCATGACCGGCGATGATGCTTTTGTCCTCATCAATCAGGATAGGGTTTGTCCAGCCAAATTCCTTAATAGAGGCGGCAACCTGTGCCACTTGCTCATCGGAATGCGTCCGGCTGTTTCTGGCGTATGGCGTCAGCGCTGTAACGCCATGCCATACCACATCGAGGTCTCGCATCGAGTTGTCTCATTTATATTTTAGGGAATAATTTTATTCTGCCTAGACCATATCACCTTCCGCCCCCACTTGCAAGCATATGCGCATATATGAGCGATTTATTGTTGATTATCCAAATTAATGCGCATAATATGCCTCAGAGTAATAAAACAGGAGGTTGATATGAATAACGACACAAAAGGCTTTTTTATTGAACTTGCGCTGTTTGGCGGTGTGCTTTGCCCGATTGCGATCAGCATGATTGGCGGCAAAGATAGCTATTTTTGGCAAGCGTTTGCTTGGCTGATTAGCTAGTGCCTGCGCTGCTAAAGCTTTACAGACACGCCGATATAGGTTGGGAAACCGTTGCAGAATGCGAAAGCTGCGTTGAGCGCTTTGGCGAACTGCGCGGCTGCCTTGACTGCGATGGGCGCGGCTGGCGCCAATTAACAGAAGATGAGGAGATTGAACATGAATGCGGGCGAAATGCTGCATGATTTGCAGCGATTACTGAAAGACAGGGCTGTTGCCCTTAAAGAAACGCCCAACGGCAGGGCTGCCGTTGTTGATGCTGAGATAATAGGTCAGCACGGTTTGAGCTGGTTTGAAGGCGATCCAGAAGCAGGCAGCGAGCGTTTGAGCGATTTTATTGCCGAAGCCCGCGATCTGATAGACAAGGTTCAGCCATTAGTTGATGATGCTGATAAGCTTGGCGCCGCATGGGTTGACGGTATTTGCGATATAGAAGCTGGATATGCTGATTATAAAGGTAAAGGCAAAACCATATTGGAACGCCTTGACCAAAAAGAATTGGTCAGACATGCAATGAATGGTGGAACGCAATGGGGCTTGGCTAATAACATCAGAAAACAGGTTGATGAAATACATAAGCAAGACAGCAACGAAAATGCGCGTTATGCAGAAAACTTGCTAAAGACAGCCGGCGAAAGGTTTAAAGCCAAATCATAGCAGAATGGGGTTTGAAGAAACTTGAACCCAAAACTAGCGGCTGTGAATTTTTGTGAACGCATCGTCTAGATCATCAAGACAAAGCCTTAATATCTCCGGCGCAGCCTTTGGGTTGCGCCCTTTTTGTCTAGCCCAATCCGCAGCGCTTCGATCATGCAGCACAACTTCTTCCACGCAGCTATAGCTTTCCCTGCCCATGCGCCGCGCTATCTTGTTAAAGTCAGCAAAAGCATCAGATGCGCGCTCTGTCATCTCTGCGCTGCCGCCTTTGGGCATCCCTTCCATGCTGCCGGTCATCTTCTGCGCGCGGCCTGCGGCGCGATATAGCGCCAACAGCCTTGTCGCGGCTGCGTACTGGTACGGCTGGATGTGCTTATGCTTCAGATAATAATCAATCCAAAGTTGGTCAGTGACGCGGATACGCTTTTTGCCGGCCTGTCTGGTTTCGATCTCCTCTATCGAATGTTTTGCTAAAAACTCAGGTGTCGGCAAAAGCACATCGTTATCAGGCATCAAACCATCCTTTCTGCTTTGCCAGCGAAATAATATCTGGCCGGCTTTTTTCATAGTAATTTGGCATCGCGTTATATTTGGACAAAAACTCATCTTTCGTTGATGGGAACCAGCGTTGGCTGATTCCGAAGTTTTCGTGCTTTGGGGTTGTGGCTAGTTCAACATCTTCCCAACGCCCTTGATTTAACCATGTGACAGGATGGCAAATATATTTTGCATCGGTTTGTTCGCTTTTAACCTTTGCGCTATAGGCCTTGATGCCTTCCAGCAACATATCTGCATCGGTATCCTTTAGCGCTGTCTTGTAAGCGCGAAGGGCTGCTTTCTTGCCTATCTTTTTGGGGGCTTCATCCCACCACTTTGAAAACGAAATGGAGATATCTTTATTGTTAATATCGTTTCTATAGTTTGGGTGAACGCTATCTTCACCCCCCTCATGCAAGCAGGCTGCACCCCCCTCATGCACCAGCTCTTGCACCCCTGCACCATTTGCACCCCCCTCCAAACTTGGTAAACGGTAACGGTTGGCAAGGTTGGTATTTCCATCGCGGACATAGCTTTTAACCACAAAACCAAGTTCCTCAAGAAGCTTGATTTTGTTTTGCGCTGTTCTATGGCTGCAATCTGCAACATCAGCCAGCCATTGCACAGACGGCCAAGCATAGCCGACATCAGGGTTGAAACGGTCGCAGATAGCAATCAAAACAAGCTTTGCGATAGGATCGTCCAGCTTCTGTTCAAACGCCCACGTTACTGCCTTTATGCTCATCTAAATCTCCCAATCTACGCAATGCGTCTTTCGGCACAAAATAGGCGTCTCCATGACCGCCATGATCTTTGAGCCATTTAGGCTGCTTTCCATCGGCAGCTAAAATCCAGCCATGCACCTGATAATTTGGCGCATTGCCGGTTACTAAAATAAAAACCCGATCATCAGCATCATCTTTGCGGATAATTAGGTCATAATGATGGTTAGAACGCGTCCTGACTTCCCAACCAGTCGAGTCCAGATCGCCACCCTCTTTAAATGTATTGATCGAGCCGCCCCAATATTTGCCAAGCAGTTTGGCAACGGCAACTTCACCGCAAGCGCCTTCCACATGGTTCTGCCAGTTGGCGTTCTCATTCTTGTTTTTATAACCGCGTTTCAGCGCCGCAATATTGCGCAGCAAGCCGGTTGTGCCAGCCTGCGCCAGTTCATAGCTGTTAAGGGTCACGGCAATCATGTTGCCACCCTATATTCATCAAGGCCGCCAAGTTCTTTTTGAAAGTTTGGCTTGTTTTTACAACGCGCGCAGATGCGGTTGCCCTTATGAGTGCTTTCGAAATTTCTGGTGCAACGCAGGCATTTTCGCATGGCAAGCTCTTCATTTAAGATGCGTATTTCAACGCGCTTGCCAGAAAAATAATGACAGCATTTTTGGACTTCATCAAAGCGGCGGTCTGGAATCCGTTGCTGGTAATCAAACCAGAACCGGACATGCTTTTCAGTAATGCCGCACCATTTTGCAATGCGGCGGATGCCCAACGCATAATTTCCGCAGCCTGTCGTCCTAAACAGCAAAACCATATCTTCTTCCAAATGCTTGCGGGCGGGATTTTTTGGCGGCTGGCTCATTTATGCGCTCCATTTAAAAGATCGCAAAAATCTTCGTAATCAAGCACGGCAAGAGGCTTTTGACGGTCTGCGCCAATAACCAAAATGTCGGCGCCGACAATGTTGTCATAGATAAACTTGAAGCCGGTTGCGCGTTTTTTGGCCTCGACTTCCCACGTTGTCCGGCCTTGCTTTATAATGATGTCATTTTTAAAGCCAGCGGCGGCGCCAGAAAGCGGAACCCGATAAGCCTCAAGGCCATGCGCTTTTGCGGTGTTTACAAGTTCGCGCTCAAAGCGCCCGCCTTTATCGCGGCTGGCCTTACCCATCAGCGTCAACATCGTGCATGGTCATCCAGTCTTGGACTGATACCGCGCCCTTAGTCATTTTGTGGATTTGCATCATGCGCATACCGCTAGGAACGGTGCTTTTATATAGATATTTGTGAACAGTTGCCTGACAAACGCCAAGACGCGCCGCAAATTCTTTTTGCGACATGGCGTTTTCTACCAGATATTGTTTAAGTTTCATTATGAGAGGCCACCTGTTGTTATGTTTACCAAGAGGCATAATATGCGCATGAACGGTAAAGTCAACTCGCTAGAGGCATATTTTTAATTTACGCGCTTAATAGTTGCATAAAAGTAAACATATGCTAAAGTCCGCAATCCTATTGAAAGCTTAAAGGAAATGATTATGGAGGGAATATTCACAAAAAATGCTTATTGCAAATTTGATACTGACTGCACGGATTGCGCGCCGCCAAGAGCCTTGTTTGGATTGATCGGAAGCATAGTGAGACGCTTACATGGCGAGAGGCAGGAAAATGGAATACCAAAACAATTTGAAAAGCTTGAGGCTTATGGCTGGCAAGAGGCAAGCCGATATCGCTTCAAGCCTTAATATCGGGCAAGCAGAATATTCAAGAATAGAAAGCGGCAAGCGTAAAATCACGCCGCATCAACCAGCCCTCGCCAAAGCGTTTGGCGTTGAGCAAAATGAGATCACAGAAGAATATGTCGCGGATGTTATTAACAGCATCGCACCGGCTGAAACCTTGCCGGTTTATGGATTTCCATCACCAGACGGCGATGGCTTAAACTTTAGCAAACAAATGATGAGCAAAGTGGACTGTCCGCCAGATTTGGCGGCTGTCGATGACGCATATGCTTGTTTCTGTTTCGGCGATGCACTTAGCCCAAAAATATCAAATGGTGATCTGGCTTTCGTAAACCCTAACATCGAACCAAAGATCGGTTCGCTTGTTATTGTGCGGGAAAATGGAAAGGGCTTTATGGGCATCCTAACATCGCTTGATAAAGACGGCTGCGCTATTGAAACCATAGACCCACAAGAGGAACTAGAGTTCAGCCGCGACATTGAAAGCGTAGATCAGATCGTTATGGTTAAGTATGATCTATAACGCATATTATGCGCATAATTGTTGACATAAGGTATTCGCAATAGTAAAAAGGTGGGATGGATGAGCAAAAACAACCCACAGATTGCGACTTAACACCCGCATTTTTTGCCAAATACCAAATGGACACGAAGTCGCTTGGTGAGCGCTTTGGCACTGTTGGCGGCAGCGATATTAATACGCTGGCCTCCGGCAATGCTGAACGCATCCACCAGCTTTATCTGCGCAAGCGCGGCGAAATAGAAGCCGATGATCTGTCGATGGTCTGGCCTGTTTTGATGGGTCATATCACAGAAGAACTAAACATCGAATGGTGTCAGCAAAAGCACGGCTTTGAGATCGTAAACCGTCAGGCCGTGCTAACCAGCAAAAAACACAAAATAATGCGATGCACATTAGACGGCTCTGTTCCGAAATATAGGGGCAAGCAGGCGGTCATTGATGCAAAATTCACTATGGGCAGGCCTTTAGCTGGCGAAGAATGGCGCGATGTTATCCCGCGCCTTTGCAAACAGTATAGTCCTCAACTCCATTGGAACGCCTATTTGCTGGAAGAAAACACCGGCAAAAAATGCCCTTTCGGCCTGCTTTCGATCATAAAGGCAGGCAGCGAGCCAACCCTTCACGAAATAAAAATAGACCCGCTTTATCAGGCTGAATTGATCGGCCTTGCCACCTATTTTATGGGTTGCGTTGAAATGGGTGTGCCGCCAACAGAAATGCCGATAAGCGAAGCGCCAGTGCCACCAGACGAAACCGTGCCGGTTTCTATGGAAGGCGATCCGCATTGGAAACAATGGGCTGAACTTTGGACGCAAACAGTCGGCGCCGTTGCGACATGCAAAAAAGCTGAAACAGAAATCAAAAAAATGGTTCCCCGCCATGCGTCTGAAGCTTTCGGCGCAGGCATCAAAGTGCGGGTTGCAAAAAATAAATCAAAACGCATCGAGGTATTGAAATGAAGGAAATAGCAACGGCGCTGAATAAATTTCAGTCGCAAATGGGCGGGCTTGAGAAAAACGCAAAAGGTAATCGCGGCGCATACGCTGATATCGGCGAGGTTATTAACACAGCTAAAGAAGCCACAAAGTTTGGTCTTTCATGGTGGCAAGGCGTAACGAAGGCGGATGGCAGCCAAGTCTTGCGCACAATTATATTCCATACCAGCGGCGAACAGATGCCGCCGTCTGACTGGCCTCTAGCCGTTGATGATTGGACTAATGCGCAGAAGGTTGGCTCTGCCTCAACCTATGCGCGCCGGTATGGCCTTAATGCCGCTTTGGGCTTGGCCGTTGGCGTCACCGATGATGATGGTCTAGTTAATGGCGATATAGAAGACCCACCAAAAACAAAGCCAGCGCGAAGCGATGATGGAAATGCTCTCCAGCCATCAGACGCACCGGCTGGTCAGGCTGCTTCGCCAAGCGTATCTCCCTCCGCTAACGAAGCAGCCGCAACCATTAAGCCAACGCTAAAAAAGCTTTCAGACGCCGGCACGGTTAAAACACCCGCCGAAGAATATCTTGAAAAACTGCAAGCAAAAATCAAAGCCGCTGGCAGTTATGACGAAGCGGTTCAGATCACAACAACAGCCGTCAACTCAGCTAAAACGCTCGATGGCGTTGAACAGATGTTCCGGTTCTTACAACCTTCAAGCGAACAAATCATAAAGATTTTCGCAACGAAGAAACTCGAATTAGTGCAAAAAACTGCGAAGGAGCAAAGCGCATGACTGAAGAAAGACCACAAATAAAATATGGGGTTGATGACTTAACAATCAGCCTCAACGATGACGCCGCCAATAAAAAAGAAGATTGGCATAGCGATTGGCGTGGCAAGCTGGTTGTCGATGGAAAGACTTACTATGTCGATCTCCGCGATAAATCGGATAGCTGGAAAGCTGGCAAGCTTAAACTAGCCCCGCCAAAAGCAGACGCACCGGCACAAGCCGCAGCGCCAGCCGCATCGGCGCCGGTTGAAGATGAAATCCCTTTCTAGCGTGTCAGAACGGCCAGAACACCCTTTGCTGATAATACCAAACCGCGAAGGGTGTTTGCTGGTTATCGGCACAAACCAAGCGCAAAAGCAGATGGAACCTCGTCAATTGTATCAGATGGGTCTTGAGTTTTTGCGGCGCGCAGATGAGGCGATGCGTGAAAAAGAAAAGGGCTAGCCGCCACATTAGCCGCGAGGCTAAGTGCGTTCAATGCAGCCGCATGGTGCAGCTCGATGACAATGGCTGGCTAGTAAATGGAGCAAAAGAGTTTTTATGCGGCCATATATGCTTTGACAAGCGCCGCAAGCCTATAAGTTGGGAGGACTTGTAATGCAGAATTTTAAAATTGACGGCAAAGTTTCACGCGAAGCTAGGCCGGAAGAAATTAAGGTTGAAAGATTTGTTGCCACCAGAAAAGTGATTGGCAAAGCCAAGCCGGAAAGAGTAACAATTCAAGAGCCTGATCTTGTCATAGAACACGGCATAGAATTGCCACCGGTTGTTGGTTATTGGAGAACGCAAGCAGCGCGGATGAAAGCCGGCGACAGTGTGTTTTTTAAGGACGAAGAAAAAGCGATGTCTTTGCGTTATGCGCTAATTCATATCGGCGCCAAAGTTGCGAAGCGCTATATGCGGCGGGATAAAGGATGGCGGGTTTGGCGTTTGGAACAAAAATAGCCTGCCGATATGTCGGCCATGATGAACTTTATGACTACCAAGAAAAAGGCTGGCAAATCGCCAGCCTTATGCTTCACAGTCACCATTCGCGGCGCTGTTTGATTATGTCGAAACAGCTTGGACAATCTTCTCAATATCAGCCGGATGATGAGCCAGCGAAAGATCGGTGACGGTATAATGCACCATCGCTGTTTGGCTTTTCTTGCTATGACCCATGCGATATTTGCGGATGTTTTCCGGTACGCCTGCAAGCAATTGCTGCGTGTGATAAAATTTGCGGAATCCGCCGATGCCTTTAAAATCGACTTGAGCGTGGCGGCATACTGTTGCCAACAGCCCCGACCAATGCTTTTGATCGCCCATCACGCCGGTCGCGCTAGGAAAAACAAAATAGTCGCTGTCTGCTTGCAGTTTCCATTCGCGCAAGATGCGCATGGTTGTGCTATCTAACGGCAACTCGCGAACCCGATACGGCGTTTTTGTTTCGTCAACTAATGCGCCCCGATAGCCGGTGCGTTTGACGTAAATTTTGCCTGCCTTTAGATCAACGCAATCCCATAGCAAGCCTTGCAACTCATTTGCCGCCAAGCCGGTGAAAGCTGCAACATGGATCAGCGCTTTTGTGTAATGGCGTGTCGTTGCGGCAAGGATGCTTTTAACCTCATCAGCATGATAACCATCACGCCCGCCGTCATTGCCCTTTATGGCCTGCCTATCGCCTTTGGTGCATGGGTTGGTCTGCAAGATGCCGCTGTTGACCGCGTGTTTGCAAATCATGCTCAAAGTGTGGACGATCTCTCTTTGCGTCTTTGGCGCAATCTCGCGAACCCGCATGTCTTGGATGAACAAATTAACGTCAGCAACAGACAGACGCGCCATCTGCTTGCCGCCTATGTGCGGCACAATATGAAGCCTGACATGGCGCTCATCGTTGCCATAGGTTTGCTGGCGCAAGCCGTTGCGCTTGCCAATAAGTTTTTGGCGCTCGCGTAAAGCCTGCGCAGCAACCGCCTCAAGGCTGATTTTTGATGCGCCAGCCCTGCCGCTAACCAGCATATCGCGTATCTGATCGCGTTTCTTTTTCCATGCTTGCGGGCAATTTTTAGTGATGGCTTTTTTAGACCGGCCTTGAAGGTCGCGATAGTAGATGACGCCAACGGTTTTGCCATGCTTAGTGGTAGTCAGCATTTCGCCGTCTGAAATTGTAATATCCATAATGCCCTCCTAATCAGCTTGATAAATGTAGTTGGTGCCAGCAATCTCCGTTTCGCTGTAACTATGCTTCAACTCATATGCGATTTGTTTGTAGTCAATGAAGCCAACAAGCGGCTCTGGAATTTCGCCATAATGTCCATCGTCAACAAACTGTTCAGCCAACTCATCAAACGTCATGTCCTCATAAATGATTATATTGTCATAATCGCTGGCGCTGGCATCGTTGCCAAACCAGCTTGACGCGATGCCTTCCTTGTGCGCCAAAGTTGCGCGCAGCAACTCATAATCAGACCATGTGTCAACCGCGTTAAAAAATTCATGCAAGTTGGCCTGATCGACACCTACCGCAATCCCAAAAGCGATGTCGATACTGCGGCCGTCTATCATTTGGATTTCGTATTCCTCGACAAGCCCGCCGAAGCTGTCGCGATTGGCAGAATATTTCAAACCATAATCTGCCATGTCGCTAAAGTAGAAGCCTTCTGCATCAAGGCTGTATGGCTGCGCATATAAAACAAGCTTTTCCATTATGCTGCCGCCCGAATAAGCGTCTCAACGGCATCTACGCCAGCTTGCCAATCGTGACCGTGACCGCCCATATAAACCAAACCAAGATTGCGGCCACCATCAATTTTGACATTATAAAAATATTGCAACACACCAGCGGTGATAATGAAGTTTTTGCCATTGTGCGATACTGTTGTGCCGCTAACAATAATGGGCGTATTTGGATTTTCAAAAGTAAACATATCAATCTCCCTTTCGGGCGGGGCATTATGCCGCCGCCCCGCGATGTGCGTTTAATTTATCTTCTAGCGTTAGAGTGAGCTTCTTTTGGCGCTCAACAGTTTTGAAGAAATCCCAAACCCTCATCCACTTGTTTGAAGCGTTTTTGTCAAACGTATAAAACATATCGAGCAAATCACTATATTGGCCGTATCTAACGCCGCCGCGCTTGCCAATTATCACAAACAAACCCGCGCAAGTTGAACTGCCGTTCCAATTAACGTCAATTGACGCCGTGCCATAATCTGAATATTCGATCTCGACTGTTGCGCCTATATCGCCGGCGCGTTGAATAATCCGGTTAATCATTCTGTTTTGATAAGTCATTTTGCCCTCCAGCAAGTTCGTTTCGATATGATGAAGATATGCGCATATTTACTATTATGCAACCATAAAAGCGCATTAAATGCGCATAAACCGAAGAAAACCTGACGGGATGGCGCTATGGATGGCGCTATGGGATAGGCCTAAAACGCAAAAAAGCCCCGCAAACCCGAAGGCTTGCGAGGCTAGAAACTGTTGATTTTGTTGAATATTTGGTTGCGGGGGCAGGATTTGAACCTGCGACCTTCAGGTTATGAGCCTGACAAAAGTGGGGGTTTGCTGCGCTGTTTATCCGTTGGCGCTATGATGGCGCTATGGCCGATTTACTTTCAAAGATGGCGCTATGATGGAGCTATCGGAACCCTATGCTGGACGCTAAAAACGCCGCTGGCTTGTTTTGGGCATGGATGTGCCAGAATTTACTTAGAGGCGCTGTGTCCGCAATTTTCGGCGGACAAAAGCTATTTCATATTTTCTCTAGCAACGCCACGCGATTTTTCCCAAGAGCGCATCCCTGACAGCCCTAAAAGCGAAAGCGTTAAGCTCATCAGTTCTTCGGTCTGCAATTTTGGCAAGACAATTTCGGGCGCCCAAATCGCGACAGCCCATTCAGCAATCGGCATAATAAAAAATTGTGAGGCCAAACCTAAAGCGCAAATCCACATGATCGCCGGCCTTGCGCCGCTGACAAAAATTGATGGGTGTTTCGCTTGCTCAAGATTGGTCGCCGCTTGAGCCGCTTGCAGCGAAATAAGTTGGGTTTCTAATTCTGCTGCCAGCTTCATCTTCGTATCGGCATCCGGCACAAACTTGTCAAGGATTGGGCTGGCTAAACTTAAAATCTGTGCGATCATTTTTTTGCCTCGCTATTTAAAAAGACGGCAAGCGATCCAGTCATGGCTCCGGTGACAACAGAAATCAGACTGGCCTGTTGGGTCGATAAATCCGGCATTGCAAGCGCCCATTCGATGCAACGAACATAAACAACCGTCATCGTGAAAATCATCAATCGAGGGATAATCTTGTATTCCAGCAAAACTTTGCTCAATGCCATTCCCCACTTTCCATCATTTGCGAAAGTTCAACAGCCCTGCCCTTAACCTGATCCGCCCATCGGCTTCGCAACATTTCGGCAGCCGCTAGTCGATAATCGCCAACCAGCAACGCAGCTTGGAAATTCTGGAACTTATCGAAATTTGGTTTTCCCAAATTAAACAGCATAGAAATGATGACGGCCTTTCTGGCCTCATCAAGTTTTGGATAAAACGCATATGTGACCGCTTCATCTTCGCAACGCTTTATATCATTCGCCAGAAGATAGCTGATCTCATCGTCTGATAACCCGCCGCCAAGTTTTTCATCAATCAGCCTGCCGCATCCTATAGTCAAATATCCACGACTGTCTTCATAAGCATGGCTGACCACGCCTTCATGCAGTTTTACCAGATCAAGCAGCTTGCTCATCGTCATCGTCATCTTCCTTTTGCATCATCTTGCTGGCAACCACGCCAAGCTTGTAAAGCGCATCGGTCATCGGGCTATCTGAAGCCTTCATGCCTCTACCAGTTAAAAACACCTCAACCGCATCGCCTGATTTTGGGTGGTATGAAACAGTGACGGTCATACCTTCGCCCACATCTTGAGAAACGCATGGCCGGCGGTTAGGAAGTTCGATCATTTAAAATCTCCAAAGTTTTATGAAGTGATGAGGACTCAAGTTCATGGTCGTCAAAAATGTCGCCAGACCTTGAAAGGGTGATGGTGGTGATTTCTTCTATGGGGATGAAAATGCACTTGCGATGAGGGATCGAAACGCAGGCAGCAAAGTCGTAATCATCAATCGTTGGCGGGCGTTTGGCGCCGCCGATACCAAAATGCCATTGCAGCTTTCCGGCCGCGTACCGCTTGCCGTCAGGCGTGTGAAACGATGACGCTTTAACTTGAACGCGATAAATTTTTGATGCCCTAGTTACAATCATGTCGAAACCGGCGGCTGGTGATATTGCGGTTTTCCAGCCGTGCATTTCGCAGACGGCCGCAGCGATATATTCGCCGATACGACCAGTAACAATTGCGCTCATTTATTTCGGCAAAAACCCGACAGTCAAAGCAAGCTTGGTCGCAAGCGCACCAACTATGCCGGCGATACCAGCCAGCATCATAACAGTTTTCCAGCCACCTTTTGCCTGCAAAGCAAGTTCATGGATTTCGCGCAAGCAAGCCCGCGTCTCAGCCATTTCGCGCTCTAAAGTTCGCAGTCGGCTAGACATTTCGCCAAGTTCACGTTCAACGCTCATTTTTTATGCTTTCGCTAAAATTGAAAATAAAAAGACAAACAGGCCTAATCCGATGACGGCAACAACGGCGATGAGTAAGATCGCCTTGATAGTCTCCTCGATTTCGTGCTGTTTTCTAAGCGCTTCACGCGCCGCTTTCTGGCGAGCTTCTTTTTGCTCGCGCAGTGCTTGATTATGGTGGTCAATGATTTCCTGCCATGTTGACTTTTGATCGGCGGTTTTCGGCCAGCGCATGTTTATCATTGAGGCAATTTGCTGCATTTCTTGATTCAACCGTTTGGCTTCAAGAACCGCATCAATGGAACCCTTAAACTGGATATCGCCGGTTCCCGCTTTTTTGTTGCGCTCCTCGTTTAGCTTTTTCTGAGCCATAAACAAGGTGCCTATCTGATCGCCGATTTCAGCAACAGACTGCACATCGTTGATGCGTGATTTTATAAAGGCTATCGCATTGGACGCAGCCGTAACCGCAGCGATGGCTGTCGTAATAGGCTCCATCAATTCACCTTTATTTTTGGGAGACAGGCAGTTGTCACAGGCTTTGAACCGTCAGCCGTTTGGACGTACTGACCCCGCAGCCGTTGTGCAAAATAAAGGCAACGATCTATGTCTGCGAAAACCTGTGTTTGATTATAGATATTTGCCCCGATGTAAACAAACAGGACAAATTCTATCATTTTTTGTGAAGCTGGAAGACCACCAAAAGCAGAAGCGCCGTTTGGATCAGATCAACAAAAGGATAAGCGATCATTATTCTGGCGCGCCTTCTTCTTCGACAACAGGATCAGGCTTTTTGACAGCCGATCTTTGTGTCCCAACGCTCAAAAAAGCTGGTGGTGTCAAATCTTTTGGCGCGTATTGCAACGCCAAATCGTCAACGTCAGCGGCGTCCATTTCAGCCGTCACCGGCAAAACAGCCCAAGAGCCATCTTCGTATTCAACTTGAACGCCATCTGTTGAAACTTTAGTCACTGTATAAATTGGATCAGTCATTTTTTATCCTCTAAGCCGTGCCGCCTGCGACAGTGCCGTTATTTGTAAATGTTACGAAAGAAAGACCGCGAATATATTTGCCACCAGCGCCACCGGTTCCGCCAGATGCGCCATTTGATGAGTTTCCATTTGCACCAGAGCTGCCGTTTAAGCCGGATGCCCCATAACCGCCACCGGTTCCGCCAGCTCCGCCAGCGCCAGCGTTTGTGCCGCCAGATGCGCCACTTCCACCGGCCGCCGCCGATTGGTTGTAACCAGCGCCAACCCCACCAGCACCACCAGAGCCACCTGTTGTGCTACTGGTAGATGAGTAGGTTCTAGAAACAGCATACCAGAAATTGTTGTTATCATTAAATGTACGCCTAACTGATCCTGATCGACTGTAAGTTTTTCCACTAAAACTTGCCGATGATTGACCAGAGTTAAAAACTTGTCCTTGATATGAGCCGCCCCAATACACGTAGATGAAACTACTTGTTTTTTCCCAATAAGTAGAATACGCGCTGTAAGTTGGTCCTTCATTAACAGTTGAAGAAACAGTTCCGTTACCGCCTGTTCCACCTGTGCCACCGCCACCGCCGCCAGCATAGACAAAGCCATTGTTCACAAACGTGCAAGCAACAAACGCTTCAAACGCATCACCGCCATCAGCACCAGCCGCGCCACCCGCGCCAATCAACGTGCCATTATTTGTGATTGTAATTGAGCCAATGCCGCCTGTGTTAATTTCTAAAGCCTCATCGCTGGTGCTTGTTGCGCCTAGCGTGACGCCTGAGTTAATGACGATTTCTTTTGGATAATCAACGCCGTAATCACTGCCAAAAATTGTGCTTGCATTTTGGTTGGTTGCGCCGCTGGCAAATGTTTTGCGCCAGCCTTTAGCCGTGCTGCGAAAATTAGTGAAATTTATCGTGCCAGATGCGGGAACAGAAGCGGCTAGATTTGTTGCCGTATTGTTTGCCGCGTTGCCTTTGACTAGCGTTCCACCACGATAGAGATCGCTAAAACTAATCGCGCCCGCGCCCGAAAACTCCGTGCGCAAGTCGCTGAAGCTGACAGCCCCACTTGCCGCGATCGCCATTAGACAGAGCCGAAAGCTGTAATATCGCCAGCCGCAACGATTGCGCCTGCGCTTGTTACCTTTAAGACGCCGGTGCCGCCATATTTTAGCAGAAGGTTATTTGACCCATCTTGCTCAATAGTCCATCCTGCGCCAATTGCAAGCTTGGTGATGCTGTCTGTGCCTTGCTCAAAGTCTTTAATATGGCTCATCAACGTGCGGAAAGCATTGTTCACATCGCTTGGCAGCATTGAGTTTTCTGCAAGATTGACCCCGCCGACATCCGTATTATTGGCAGCCGTTGAATCGTACTGACCGAAATTGACTTTACTCATTTTATATTCCTTTTTTTAGGGTTATCTGTCGCCGGTCAACAGACCGCCAGTTGTGCCAATAAAGCCGCTTGATGCGCCGGTTCTGCGCCCGCTGCGCGCGATACGCTTCATTTCTTCTGCTTGGCGTCTTGCCAGCCTTTCAAGAAACGCTCTTTGTTGTTGCGGGTTAGTCGAAAACAGATCGCGTGATAATGCGCTGCCGATTTGTTCTGGCATACCGCCGCGTGTTGTTGCTCGCTCAAATAAGCTGCGGGCGGTTGGTAATGGGTTGCCCATCAAAAGCTGACCGACAGCGCTTGCGTCTTGGCCTAAGTTTGCGACATCTTCGCCCAATGGCGCAGTTCGGCTTCCAGCGGTTGGCGCAGTTCTAGCCCGCGTCAAAACCTGATTCTGACGCTGCGTCATGCGCTTTTCAAAAGCCTCAAACGAAGCATCATCATCAAAGACTGCGCGCAATTGCTTGCGCTTGGCCTTGCTGCCAAAAATGCGTTTTCCCGCATCTGCCATGTCAGCCGTCTTGTCAACGCTGTTGCGGATAGCTTGCGCGACACCAACTTTAAAAGCCTCTTTTTCACTTGCTGATAGCTTGCTCACATCTGAGGCAAGATCATCAGCGCCAGATTTAATGAAAGCCTCTCCATCATCAAGCGCATCTTTCAAGCGGGCATCGCCGGCAAATTTGTTGCGGGCTATTTTGTATGCGCTAACCTCATTGCCAGCATCGTCCAAAACTTTTGGTGATGCGTTGTCGATTATATCAATAAAGCTTGCCCGCGCATTTTTAAGGCCACGTTCCATGCCCCGCCCGATGCTAGTTTTTGAGGCGCCGCGCTTGCCAAGCCCCATAACCTCATCAAGACCCATTTTGATATAATGCAATTCTTGGACTGACAGGTTGTCGATAGCGCCGCCATCAATTAAACGCTTTGCGCTTGGAAGTTCGATGCCGTCAAACTTTGCCAGATTTGCAGCTTTTTCGACAGCTTCATCAAAAGCAGGCAATGAAAGGATGCGCTTTATTTCCGGCGTCACCGGCACCGTTGCAGGCCTGCCGTCAATGTTGAAAGCTTTATCATAATCATTGCTTGCATTTGCTGCTTGCCTGTCGGCAATAACATCAAGCGCTTCTTTCTTGGAAGTGTTACCGCCAAGCACGAAACCAATATCATCAGCAATATCATCGCCAAGCCCCGCCATGCGGTCATCTAGCGCCTTTTGCGCTATATCAGCGCCTTCGCCAGAAACAGTCGCAGAACCGCGCGCAAGACGCCGTGTCGCCTCGCCGGCAACATCAGGAATCATCATGTTTGGAACAACGGCTTCATCTAGGCTTTGCTGCACGGCTGAAGGGGTCATGCCAGCGTTTTCAAGCGCCTGCACGGCCTTCAAGTCTGCCCCGCGCTGGATTGCATCATCAGACTTTAGACCAAGCGAATAAGCGGCTCTGTTGAGGCCTTTACCGGCAGCATTTACAACAGCCGGCGCGGCTGATCCTAATACGCCGCCAAGCGTTGTGCCGACCAGCCCGCCAGCCAATCTTTCGCCGGCGCTTTCGCCAACGCCAGCGCCAGCAATGCCGCCTTCGGCAGCGCCAACAAGCCCGCCAAAACCAGTTGTGCCAACTTTGTTGATGATCTTGCGCCCAACGGCTGAACCAGCCGCCCTTGCGCCGCCAATGCCGCCGGTCAGCAAACCACCGCCGATTTCAGCCGCTAGGGCTGTCTTAGGGTTTGCATCGCGAAAATCTGATATGTTTTCACGAATGTCATCGCGGGTTTTATCATAATCGCCAGCAAAGCCAAAACCTGTGCGCAAGCCCGCTTCGATCTCATCGCCAAAGCCAAGCAATAAGCCTTGACCGGCAAGCCGCGCCAAGTTTGCGCCATAACCATCTTCGCCATCGCTTTTTTCTTCATCTTTAGGCTTTGCTTGTTTGCGTTTGCGTTGTGCGCCGCTTTTGGCGATCTGGTTCACATATTGCTGCTTTTCGGCTTGTGTCATGTCCAAAAAAGTGTCTGGAACGGTAACTACGCCTAGACCATCGACTTTGATTTTCGCCATTATTCGACCACCTCAAACTTGACATCGTTATAGGTGCTGAAATCGAAAACATCGACACCCTCGTTTTTGCGCCTGCGATTGATTGCGCGCCTGCGGTTCTTAATCGCACGTTCATTGATGCGCTGGATTTCTTGCAGGCGCGCTATAACAATTTTTTCATCGGTCTTGTTCGCAACGATTTCCAAAAGAGCGCGCTCCGCGTCACCTTCGGTTTGCGTTCCTTTATTAAGACGCAAAGTGTCGTTTCTTAATTTGTTGAGAAAAGCATCAAAGTTCGCGCGATTTTGCACAGCTTCATCAGCAAGACCTACTGATGTCCTAAACTTGTCCATCGGCATATCAAATAAATTAAGCGACATTTCTCCATTCTTTATTAAGTCGATATAGGTTCCCACATCATCATTGATGCCATCAGATAAATCTAAAGCCGTAAAATCTTCATCTTCAGCTTTAAACGCTGCGGTTGACATTCTGACAGGCTTCTTTTCTGTCGTTGTTAAAGCCTTCATCTCTTTTTGGTATTTGATAATTTCTTCGTTTGGAACGATCTTTTGTTCGCCAGTTTTCGGATCAGTAACAACGGTGAACGCGCCATTCTGGATTTGCTCGCGCGTTGGCGTTTTCATCTTTCTATCCATCAGATCGGCCTGCGCTATTTTATAACGCCGGTTAATCTCAGCATCTTCGGCATCAGCAATGCCTTTCTTTGCTGCGCCATATGCGCCCATTCCAGCGCGCAAGCCTTTGCCAAGTGCGCTGCCAAGAGACGGCGCAACACCGCCAACGACAGGCGCTCCAGCCTCTAGCAATGCGGCAGATGCGGCAAGGATACCTTGCGATCTCGGATCATCGAAGCCATCGCCTAACAAACCGCCAAAAAACCCGCCCGATGGTGCGGCTTGCTCTGGTGATGCTGGTATATCTGACGGCTGGTTTGGCCGCATCATTTGCGCCGTTCCAGCCGCAGGCGGAAGCGGTGTGAATGGCTTCATTGGTTTGCTAATAGGGAGCGCACCGGTATATTGCGAAGGCTTGCTGGTGGGTAGTGGGATTGGGCTGTTAGACTGCGCCATGCGGACAGGGCTGCGCATTGGCAGGCTCATTGGCCGGTTCATGGTTCGGCCTGTTAAAGCGGCCATCATTTCATTGCTAAGTTGCGGGCGGTTAGCCATAGACGCCGAAGGCACTGTTGGGCGGGCTAAAACAGGGTTTCGGGATATGGGCGGTAACGCCTGATCCAAATAGCTGTTTTGCGGAGTGCTAAACAAAAAGTCGTATTTTCCCATCATAACCCCCTAAAACAAGCCAAGAAGGCCGCCGCCAATGGCGCCCATCATCGGATCAAAACCGGCGTTTTTGCCTAACTGCGCGCCGCCTAATGCGCCACCCAAAGCCGAAGCGGCTGAGTTGCGCGCGACAGGCTGGATTGTATTGCTGCCAACCGTACCGCCGCCAACCAAGCCCATATAGGCCGCAAGCTTTGCCGCGTCCTTGTTTTGCTCAAAATTAAACTTGTCGATCTGTGCTTGGAGTTCTGCTTGTGATTGGCCTTCGCGCGCTGCGCCAACGCCGGCAAGCTGTTGCGCCGCCATATTTTCAGCCTGTGGCGCTTGGCTAATTGCTTGCTGTTGCGCTTGGTAGGAAATAGGCGCCAGCGCTGTCGCTAGGGCTTGCTGGTTTGCGCCGCTGCCGTATCTGCCAGCTTTTGCAAACTGGCTCATAACTTGGTTTATTGCGGGCTGAAACGCGGCGTTCATTAGCGGGTTTGTTCCCATCAGGTTTTGGCGCACCACGTTTGCGGTCTGCGCTGTCATGCCATTTGGGTCGAGCGCGTTATCGCGAACCATATCGAGCGCCATGCTGGTTTCGGGCGCAAAGCCAACGACTGTGCTGTTTGGATAATAGTTCGGAGCCGATGACGTGTATTGGTCTTTCGCCTGCGATAAGCCATATTCCAAAAAGGGCTTCGCGTATGATGGTGGCTCAACTTGCGTATTCACAGTTGATGGGGTTCCGCCGCCTTTACTCATGGTGTATTTCCTTTGCCATAATTGTTGAAGTCGGTTTGTAACCTCTTAGAGCGCGGTGCCAGCCACGCCGCCCGACTATTTCAACAGATTTGCATCCCCAACTTTTTGACCAATTGACCAAAGCTGGTTCAGCCTCAACTAATGTTTTCAGATTGCCACCCGCCAGCCAGAAACGAAGCGTTCTGAATTGCGGATATTGGACTATTTCAGTGACGATTGCCGCATTATGAAACGGCCAAAACTGCGCATCGCCGCGCTCAACCATGTCAAAAACATCGGCAAGCGTGTGCGTTCCGTGCGCATGGTCTAGCGCTGCTTGTATCCAGCCAGCGCAACGATCCCATTCAGCCGATAATGATATAATCGAATGTTCTTGTTGTTGACGTTGTGTTTGCATGTGTGACCGTAAAAGTTTGCTTGCCGCGTGATGAGACAAACATTGCACCGCCGGCCTGCTCTGAGGCCGCCGCTGCGGTTGTTGGCATGAACAGGATTACGCTTTCATAACCACCGCGATCATCTGCAACGACAGTTGATGCCGCGTTTGCAGCGAGCGTGACAGTGCCGGTTGAGTTCAGTTTTCCGGCCAAAATATTGTTTACAACAAGACTGACTTCTCGCGGATCGTTTGCCTCATAAGGCAGCCGCCTAAAATTAACGTCTGCCAAGCGCCCGACCCTCTATATCTAAGCCCTGCGCGTTTTCCCAATTGCCAGAAATGGTCATCTTGGCGCGATGGAAGCGGCCTTGAACACGATGCTCGCAAAAGCCTTCATCTGTTAGCGCGCTTCCCGCATCAAAAACAACAGGGTCATCGTGACGGTCACGCGCACCAACTTGCATCGAAACGCTGCCGCCGGTGAAATGTGGAACCGTTCTTGTGACCAGCGCGTGTTTATCTTTTGCGACAGGGAATTCTGCGGTTTCAAATGTTGCGGCTATTGGCGCGCCAGAAAAAGCGTGAAGCTTCTTTTGATATGCGCCGCCAAAAACAAATGACCCGCCTTTAAATAGGTGTGAATCCAATATCGAACCAACCGCATCAATATCGGCATAAAGCGCATCCAGCGATTCCAAATCCTGTCCGCTTGTAAAAAATGGCGCAATAATATCAGCGCCAACCTCAACCAACGACCAGCGGCCAAGCGTGTAATTGAAAACAATCATGCGATCAGGCTCGCCATCGGGCGATGCGTTGCTGACATAAGACCAAGCGACCACTTGTTGCGTTGGGTCAACGGCTGCCGACATTTTTGACGTATAAGCTAAATCCATGTCATTAAGGAAAAAGCGGTTGACCTTTTCGGCGCCTATCGGCTGGCTTTTGGAGCCATCGAAAGCATAGAAACCATCTTCGGCAAGGAAGAACACCAGCCCGCCAATTTGCGCGACGCTGCCGCTATACGCGCAACCGCGCGCAGTCTCAACGCGGTCGATCTGATAGATAAGCGGTGATCCGACATAAGATGCAACGGCAATAGCGCGTTCCATAAGGATGACAGCATTCTGACCGCCGCATAATCCGGTGATATTTCCGGCATCAGGAATTTCTTGAAAATCGCTCTGATCGGTTCCGACTGTCCAGCTTGTTTCATCGTTAATGCCAGACCATTGAACCCGCGATGGCTTTTTACCCGATCCATCGTCAATAGACGCGACCCAAACCTGATCTCGAACTACAGTTATGAAATCGGCATTTGGGCAAGATGCTGACAGGTCTGAAAAACTGGTGTCAGTTCCAAGCTGCCACTTTTGCACTTCTTCGCCGGTGCCGCCTGCGACCAAAAGCTTGTCGCCAAACTGCGTTGACCGCCAGCGGCCAGATGCGCCGATGTTATAGCCGCCAGCCTTGCTTGCATCGACAAGCGCGTTGCCTGCCCCGCCAAAGACATAAAGTTTTGTCGCATCGCCTGCAAAAAGCTTGACGTTTCCATTATTATCTTTTGCCGCAAATACGCCCGCAATCTTGTTTGTCGCTGCGCCTGATACCGCTTGAAAAGCATTGACGCTTCTATAGCCAACCGCAGATGGATAGCAGTTGAGCGCAGTTGTGACGCCTTTGTTCAAATATGCGGGCTGGTCGGGCAGCCAATCCTTAAATTCGATCATTGAATAAACCACGCTCCCGCTGCGTCAGGCTGGACAGTCCATGCCTCGCCAATAATCTTTGGCGTTGCATTAGCTGAAGCCGATGTTGTGATTCCGCCTGCGCCAGCAAATGCAAAAACGCCGACAAGCTGGCCGGATGTTGCGGCGCTTGTTGCCGCGCTGGCTTGGGCGTTAAAAACAAAATTTGGTGTCGGCTGGTTTGTAGCTGCTGCGGTTGTTGCCGCCGCCGTAAGCTGACGCACTGGCGTTATGCTTGCGGTTGCGCTGACGTTAGCTGTTGGCTGGCCGCCAACAAGCCTGATTAATATCGCAGAAGCACTAACTGAACCGGCCGTTGCGATTGTTGCATCAAACAAGCGTATTCTGTCAGCGCTGCCGGAAACAGAAGCAGATGTTGCAGCAACCGCACTAACGCCTTTGAGCTTGATAGGTGCGGCTGCGGTTGCCGAAGCTGATACCGCAGCCGTTCCTGACGCTTCGTGAATTGTCACATTGTCAAGCTGATCCATGTTGCCGATGCTATTGGCGCCATCTAAAGCGCCAAGCGCAGCAAGATCATCAAGCGTTGCCATGCAGCTAGGCCGCTGTGATTGTCAGATCGCCAGAAGCGACCTTCAAGATATCACCAGTTGCGATGGTTTTAGCAGTCGCGAAGCTTCCATGAAAAAGCTGGTTGCCGCCGCTTGCCGCATCATAAATAGCCCAATGCGATACGCTGCCCCAAGAGCCGGTTGCGGCTGGAAACTCAGCCGCCGCGTTGCTTGCAATAGACGCTGAAGCGGCTGATGCAAACGTAATGGCTTGGCGGGCGTATCCAGAACCAGACAGTTCTGTGCCGCTATTGTCATCATTCATTGATGCGGTTGAAAGGCCAAGATAGACGGCCGCCGGTGCGCTTGTTGATGTTGTGCCGGTGAAGTGGTCAAGGAAAGCATTTTCCAGATAATCGCTCATTGCTGACATTTAATCAGGCTCCTGTGTTTTGACGTTGATAGATTGATTGGATTTGCAACGAGCCTGTGCCGTAGTGACTTCTTTGCTCGTCTTTCTGGATTTCAGAAATGGCACGGCTGAACTTTTGGTCGTAAAGCTGCGCGCGTTGTTCATCCATCAGATAGGTATAAAGTTCCGCCAACGCGCCGGCTAAATAGGCGTCTGAATGGCGAAGCAGAATGTTGTTTGTTGTGTTTGTATTCGATAGCGGTTCAATAGAACCGATATAAACGATTTCGGCGCTGTAAGCCGTATCAGGAACAGGGCGCAGCTTCATTTCATCGCCAACTATGCTATAGGCCTGTGGCTTGCCTGCGCCAGTTGTTGAGTAATCTGTATCCAACGCGACAGGGCTTTTATATTCCAAAACTGTCAGCGGGCTTGTATTCAGCTTAACTTCCCTGACTTCACGCAAGTCGGTCGGGAGGCTGATATATTCGTTGTTTGCTGTTAGCGTTGCCTGCGCGCGCTTTTCTTGGCTGCGGCTTTCTAACTCGCGCGACATACGCGCTTCGGCAAGCTGGATAAACTCAGGGATTTGCTGCGTTAAATCGCTGCGCGCCGCAAAATTTGCGATAGCGGTTTGGAGCGAAGCATAGTCGGTGATTGCCATTAGATGTTCCCGCCGCCTGTTCTAAAAAAACGATTGTCATAATCATTGAGCCAGCGTTTCCACTCTGTCGGGTTGTCTTTTGGCTCGCCTAATCTGGCGCGTAATTCCAAATAGACTGTCGCTGGTATTTCGGCCACATGCTGCCAATGCCGCTGAGTGTTGCCAATCATACTGCCCGCCCGATACTCAGCCGCCCGCGCTTTATTAGCGTCTAAAATGGCATCAACTTCTTGCCGCTTTTCGATGATGAAACCTTTATCAGCATCGTGCATCCAAGTTTCGGTTTCGCCGACTTTGCTCAATAATTTTTTGGTCATGTTTACCTCATTAAAAAGGGGCGCCGGAGCGCCCCTTTAGTCATTATATTTTTGGCTTTAAGAACCATTCAGATCAAAGATCGCGCCGTGCGCCTTCGGAGCCTTAACTTTCAAAGCCCACTCAGTCACAATTTGCGATTTTTCGGCATCGCCGGTATTGGCAATGTCGTTCTCTGCAAAGTTACGTCCAGTCAAAGTTGACAGACATACAAAGTTAGGATCAATCACAAAGACGCGGTCATTACCCATGAAACGCGATGGGGTGATATCCAAAGTTCCAAAATCGGTCATGTAAACGCTGACAGAGCCAACAAATGAAGGCGCTTTGTTTGCGGTTGTGTTGACCTGATTTGTTACCAAGTTTGTGCCGGCTTGAGCCAGATCGCTAATGTTAGCGCGGTTCGTTGCAGAGCAAACTAGCAAAGATGGTGAGCCACCATCTGACCATGCGTCCTGTACCGAATCGTCAAGCAATGCAAGTGTCAAGGCACGAGCCGTGCCAGCCGTAGGAACATCAGTTCCATCGCCGGTTGCGAATGCGCCCACACCCGCGCCAACAGAACCATTTGTGATCCAAGATGACAAAGATGCTGATTGGCGTGTTCCACCAGCCGCGCGGGCTTGGTCTGTGTTGCCGATCATATGTTCGTTATCGCGGCGAAGCTCAAGGCCTTTTAAAACCCGCTGATATGCCACTTCTCTTGCACGGCCTGCTTTATCCACAGCGTCAAGTGTTTTACTCACAATATAGCCCTTTTGTGAGATTTGATGGTAGTTACCAAGACGCGAAGTTGCAGTCACGCCGGTATCGGCCATATCGGCACCTTCGGCAACGGCATTTGCAGCCGCGTTTGACAATTCCTGCACTTGCCATTCTGTGAAAATGCCAGTTGAGGTTTCTTTTGCGATTGCAGAAAAGATCGGAGTTTCATCCGAATCCACTTTATAAATAATGTCGGCGAGGGTTTCCTTCTCACCAACGGCAGTCGATGTTTGTGCTAATGCCATTTTAGGCTCCTATTAATTATCCAAGTAAAAGTTCAACAGCAGCATTGACGCTGCGTTCGGAATCCAGCCGGTTCGCTAATTGCTTTTTCCGTCTGGTTTGGCTTTCACCTTTCGCGCGCGGAGTGCCTGCTTTTGCCATCTTTGGTGCTTTGCGGACTTTTTTCTTGGCAACGCCGGCAGACTGATTGATCTGACTTAGTTTCCAAGAATCATAGAGCGCTTTGACCGCACGGTGATCGCTGGCCTGCGATATTTCTTGTGCGGTATATCCCAAAGTTTGAGCGTATTGGATCACCTGTTTCCGTTCACTATCTCGAACAGCATTGTCAGCCCATGCAGGGATGACCTCAATCATGCGTTCACCTTCATTCTTTAAGTGGCGCTGATAAAGCTGTTGGTGTTCCATGTTTTGCTCTTGTGCAATGCGTTGCCTTTCCTGCTCAACCAATGCGCTATGTTCTTTGCGCTGGTTGTAAACTTGGACAAGGCGGGCATATTCCTTCGCATCGAGTTCATCATAAGCCCTGTCCCAATCAGGCTCATCGGCCTGCGTGGCTTGTAGTTGCTCAGATAATTCGGTTAGGCCTTGCGCATAAGCATCCCGCATCTGTTTAGTCTGAGCCACTTCAGCCTCAAAGGCTTTGCGCTCAGATGCGAGTTGCTGCATCCGCTTTGTGAACGCACTTTGCCGCTGATATCCCGCAACCGCTTCTTCGATGGTTATCTCAACTTCTTCGCCGTCAATTGTGGCGGTTACAGTTTGAGGCTCATCGTCATCGTCTTGTTCATCATCGTCAAAGGCATCTTCCTCATCATCGTCAGCGTCATCGGCTTCGGCGTAATCCTGATCTTCATCAGTTTCATCGCCTGCTTCTAACGCCTCATCTTCTAAGGCTTCAGCTTCCGGCTCAAGGCCTTCGGCTGGTGCTGCTTCTTCTTCTGCTTGGTTGTCCGCTGCGGGGTCTTGCAAAAGCGAAGTCATTGCATCGTTTATAGAAAAATTGCTGGTTTCCTGATTGGAATTGTCAGCCATAATTTACACCTATTTTTTAAGTTGATCCAATTGCGCCTTCGCCATTTTGCCGGTTTCGACAACCGACTTGAGGTGGCCTTTGACCGCCTCTAAGGCTTGGCACAGGTTATATATGCGCTCGCGGGCTTGCGTGTCCTCGATTGAGGATTGCTTCCATGCGCGCATAAATTCAGTGTCTAAATAATCAAAAGCCTCTAAAATTAGAGGCTCGTTAAGGATGCGTTCAGCCTGCGCTGCGCGCTCGCGTTGTTCGCGGAGTTTTCCTTCGTTCATTATATTTGCTTGAAGCCATTAAGGCTCATCGGGTCTTGGTAGTTTTCTGGCCGATAAGCATAGCTGTCCAGAAACGCGCTATTCGCTGCATTATAATCGAAACCGGCAGGCGTAAATGCTGACGCTGTTTCCAGCCCTGTTGGCCGGTAATATGCGCCAGTTGCCGGCGCTGTAACAGGCGCGGCTGGCGCTGCGGCTGGCGCTGAACCCATGCGGCAGGCCTGCAAATCTTCGTCAAAGAAATATCCTTCCGGACATTCTTTCTCGCCGGTTAGTGGGTTTTCTATAGGCTCAGGATCGCCACTAGAACCGCCCGCGTTATAGCCTGTGCCTTCAATGCCAGCGACAGGGTTGCCGCTATAGACTTCCATCCCAAAAAGGCCTTCATGGAACACGCCTTGCACAACACCGTTTTCATCTAAAACTGGCCGGCCACCCGCCGCAATCTTTTCTTGAATATTGTCTAAGTTGTAACCGCCAACGGCGCCAAGAACAGAGCCAAATTTTGGAATACCATATCCAGCTTCAGCGTTTTCTATTCGGCCGCTGGCTTGAATTTGGTCTATTGCGGCTTGACCGATAGCTTTATTAATAGATGGGTCGTCAAAATAATTTGAATAGAGCGATGTTCCGCGCAAGCTGTTTAGCCCGCCGCCTTTTAAGAAATCACCAATGCTGCCGCCGACACGTTGATTTGAGTAAATGGAGGGAGCAAAAAGGTTTTGTGCGTTACTCATGCGTGAATTTACAAAGCTTCTAGCAAGCGCGTCTAGCTGTGCTTTCGTTGCTGCGCCATAATTTGTGTCATCAAAAACTTGTTGGACTTTTGGCTTGTTTTGCGCCGCTGCTATTGTGGCGGCGTTTTGCGCGTTTATTCTATTTCGGGCAGCGGCGCCAACCATTAAATCATTTAAATTAGCTGTTTTTTCATATTCATCACTGTCTCCGCCAAGTCCCCCACCAAACTGATCTTGAAAGTCCTGCATGGCTGCGCCAGCAAACGCATCATCATCGTCAGAATAAAAAGCCGGTATGCCATGCACCATCTCACCGCTGCCGCCTCTAGCCCGCAAAAGGCCTTCTTCGACATCATTAATATAAGCCAGCTTGTGTGGCTGGCCTTTAATCTTCAGCTTTTTAGGTGGTGATGATCTTTTTTCCATTTTTACACTCGCGGCAAATTAGTTGATATTTCAGCGTCAGTGATGGATTTCGCTAGGCGTAACTGGCTTTCCAACGCAAGTTCCTCGCGCCGCATTTCCAGTTCGGCTTCCATCTTTTCGCGGGCAAGCTTTATTTCAGCTTCGATCTTCATTTTCTTTAATTCAAAGTCCTGTTGCAGCTTCATCGTTTCTGGCGATGGCTGTTGGCCTTGCTGCGCTTGCTGCGCCTGTTGTTGCTGCATTTGCTGCGTAATCATCTCAGGCGAGTTGAAAAACTTGCTGGCGTCTTTGAAGCCGCCAATTTCGGCGATCTCGCGCAACGTGCCGGCATATTGTGCCATCGTGACCATCGGGTTATTTGCGCCTAGCGTTTGCAAAATTTGCTCTTGCTTGCCGGCAATCTGCGTCAGGAAAGCGATCTTTTGTTCATCATCTGCGGTGCCAAGCCCAACATTCACGATCACATCAAACTCGCTGTCAAACTCACGCGGGTCAATTGGCACGAATTTATTGCGCAGGCGGATGATGCGGTCTTGCTGTTGGTATTTGGTAACAAGTGCCAAAATACCGCGAAACAAATCCTTAAAACCAGTCTCAGCAATGGTTCGCGCATAGCTTTCAAGCTTCTGGCCTGCGCCTTTAACTGTCGCAGCGACAGCGCTTGCTGTTGTGCTTTGCAGGGCATTGCTATCGAGGCCTTGACTAGCTTTGCTCATCCCTGTTCTTTGTTCTTTTACGGAATCCAGATATCCCATTAATGGCTGGATTTCGTTGCCAACGCCTGTGCCGGTTAGCATTTGAACGGCGCCAGCGTTGCGAACACGCACGATTCCGCCAGCCGTTCCATCTAATAGGTCATCGAAATTGACTTGCCCCTCGACCGCAACGGTGCGCGGGTTGACGGTTAGGTAAGTCGCATCAAGGTATTGGCGCATCAGAACAGATTTAATTTGCTGCAAATCTTTTGTCAGATCAAAGATGCTGCGGCCAACAAGCCGGTGCGGCATTAGTATCGGGCTAATAACGGCAAACGGAATAATATCGGTCACTTCGTTTTCAAGAATATGCGCGCCGGAATCACCAATAGACAGGATGCGGCGGCGCTCTGATATGCCATCGCCATCAGCGTCCATCAAAACAATGCTGTCAAAGACAGGCACAAGGCGCTGGCTGTCATCAGCCGGATCGGTTTCAACGCCGTTGCCAATATCGCCAAAGCGAACATCGCGCTCGACTTCGTTTTCAACTTGCGCGGTGCCAGCGTGTTCAACAATTTCATCTTCATCGAAACCCATGCTGACAAGATCGCTGACAGTCATGGTCGTGCGATGCGAAATAAAGCGGGCATCCTCAAGGCTCTTGGCGCGCCGGTTAAATATGAATTCTTCCGGCGGCACGTTCTCGATTTTAACCTTGCCTGATTTCTTGGAAATCTTGACCTTTATGTCATAGCTTTCTGCAACCGGCTGAAGCATCCCCATTTCGTTGACAATCTCTGTGACTGTCTCAGACTGAGCAACAACATCAATATCAGGGTTTTCTAACAGCTTTGCCAGTTCGGCTTCAGTTAGGCCTTCATATTCGGCTTCTTCGATAGTTGTGGTTTCGTCATAATAAAACTTGACCACGCCTAATTTGAACAAAAGCGCATCGCGCAACCATGCGTCAATGATGCGATAACCGTTGTTGTCATGGCTGATTATGTAATTCACATAATCGCTTATCTGTTCAGCGGCTTCGGTGTCTTCAGCATTGCGGGGCGCAAAGCGGACATATTTATCTGAGCCGCAAAAAATGCGCATGAGGGAAGGCATAATTTGTTCGATGGTATCTGCCGTTTCTGTCGAAACGACTTGGCTTTTGCCTTCGATTTCATTGCCAAACGGCTCGCCTAGATAATAATCCAGCGCCTTAATTCGATCCGAAGCGTACTCGCTATCATAATGATTAAGGGCGTCAGAAATCTCGCGCGCAACGATTTGACCAACTTCTTCATCGTTCATTTTCATTTGCTGGCCTTTGGTTTCTTGCTAACTACTTGTTTTTTAACGGCTTTTGTCCTGGACAATGCTTCGACATCGCACTTGCCATTTTCGCGGCAAAACTTCGGCGTCACGCATCCAGCGCATAGCGCAAATTTAGGCGCCATTTGTTCTGGTGATGGCTGCGGGCGAGGCCGGCGAAATGTGCGAATGGTATACATTTTTTCTGAGAAACTTCCTTTTTATGCGTATTTTATGCTTTACTATTGGTAAATATGCGCATATTGTCTTCATATGAGTTAAACAAATGGAGAGCAAAATGACCTTTAACCACAACGAATACATCGCAAATCGAAACGCTGAAACAATCGCCCGCAACAAGCCAATCAAAGCTTTTGCAAATTTTTCTGGTTACTCAGATGTCGAGCCGTTTGAGGTTGTCGATGTTCGCACTGAGAACAAAGTTGTTATCCGCGCCATGAAGGCAGAGCGCGCCGAAGGCTGGAAGCCTGAGATTGTTTCTGGTGGCTTTGCCGGCCATTGCACAAACAACGGAGATCAGCGCAACGCATGGAGCATCTCGCCTGACGAAGAAGGCCGTCTGGTTACGCTGCGCTGGTCGAAGGCAAAGATGAGATGGCAAAGCGCTTGCGGCAGCCGTTACTACATGAGCGACACGCCAGCAAAAAAATACGATTTTAATTTTTAACCAATGTGGGGCTTAACAGCCCCGCCGGAAGGGAGATCGAAATGAAAAGCACATACAAGATTCCGAAGCGCTATTACATCGACCACGTTGAGTGCGATTGCGAAGCGCCCGCCATTATCAGGGAAACAAAAACCCACTATTTTATCAGCGCCGAAGAAAACGAAGCGCTGTCAGAACTGCGAAGCCGTGCAACGGATTACGCTAACGACGTGGGCGGCGATTATTACGCTAACGGCTGCGGCGGTATTGTTGCATCAGCGCGGGCAACCCTAAAGGTCATCGGCAAGAACACAACTCACTGACTGCAATATTTTCCCAAACCCATTTTGGCACCAGATTTTTTGGTGCCTTTTTTTGTGCCTTTTTTTGAACCGTATTTCATTTCTTTTCAGCCTTTTTAAATTGCTTTCTTTTAACGCTTTTAATGATGCCGGTCATGCTCATGCCGTCCGTTGTCAGGACTGACATAGGCTTTGGCTGCGCCAGCGTTGTCGCCTCGCCGGCAATCTTGCCGGTTAGGCATTGACCCCTAGCGCCGCACTTTTGCGGGTAAGGGCAAGTCGAACAATTTTCCATCACTTCGCCTTCTTGGTTTTCTTGGTTGTCTTTTTGGCAGTCTTTGCGGCGCGCTTAAAAGCTGCATCGCTTGGCGCCCCTTTAGCGCCAGCCCGCTTCATGGTTTCGCCGCTGCCGGCTTTTATGCGCTTGCGCTTTTTATGGATATTCTCGTAAAGGCTCATCAGATCACCATTTGGTTTTATCAGCCCAATAGGCCGCGCTCATTTTGCCTTTTGCTATATTCTTTGCATGGCGGGCTTTAAAAGATGCGCGCTTTGTTTTCATGGCCGCGCTTTCGCCTGCTTTGGGCTTGCCGGCTGTCTTTGCGCCTTGCTGCCCAAAACGGATGGTCTTAACCTTGTCGCCTTCTTTGGCAACAACAACGTGCGATTTCTTCGGATGGTTCGGCGTCCGCTTCGGCTTATTGTAACCGGCCACGCCTGTTTTTGTTATGCGGGGGTCTTTGCTTTTAGCCATCGGCATCATCCACTTTTACGCTTTGGAACACCGCCATTAGATCATCAGCGCTATAGCCTGCCTGCTTGGCGCTCCAAGCGGCGGCCATAATGCAAGCATCAACGCATTCACCATAGCTAACCTCAGCATCGGCAGTCATGCCGCGCAGCATAATCATCAGGCCATAAAAAACATCATCAACAACATCAGGCTCATCAAAAGTGACCTCAACGTGCAAATCCTGCTTATCAGGGAACTCGATTATATTATCGCTCATACAACCCATCCCATATCGCGCTTTAGCGCCGCCTTGTTATTCCAGCGGGTTTGGTTGCCGCTTGCAATTGCGCCAGCGCCAGCAAACGTCAAAACAAAGCTGTCAGCAACGTCAGGGCTTCTTTGCCCGCGCCGCTTCATTTCATCCTTGCTTTCGATTTTCAACTTGCCGTTAGATTGATATTTATAACGGATGCTTGTTATTTCGCTTATTAAGGCTTCATCGTTTTCAATATGGCAGTCGCGCGCCTCAAACCATTCGCGGGCGTTCCAAAATAACTCATCGCGCAGCCGCATAAATTTGTCTTTTAGGCTAGGGCTTTCAGAAACGGCGATGCCGTATGCCGGCAAATCCAATTCCTTTAAGCGGTCAGCAAGGCCAGCACCAACGCCGATGCTATCAATGTAAATATGGGTCGGCCGGTCTTGATATCGGGTGTTGTCGTATTCACTTAGGATAATCCCTGCCAG